ATCCATGTTCTCTAGCCAGCTGTTTAAGATCTTGTTTACTATTAAGTTCTGCGAGCAATTCGATTTCATCAGGTTTGGCAGTTGGGTATAGATTGGTTAAAAAGTTTATGGCCTTGTTATCTTTTTCAGACTTCTTGGCCGGTAGCCAATAGTGTCGTTGATTTCCCATCTCTGGACTGACCGTGGTACACAATAGCCATTGAAACTTTTTGTGATCCTTGCTACTGATGTCAAAGAAGTTTTGATTTACACGCTCATTGGTAGCACGAAGATACCATGCCTGGAAGTCTGCGCTACCTTCTACACAAGAGCCCCAACGCAACATCAAATAAGGACTGAACTTTTTCTTTTCTTCGTCGTCGAGGTCGTCATAGTATGCTCGATCCTTACGATCAAATCCAGCCATTTCATTTTTGATGTCTAGCTTGCTCATCAATGATTCCTTTTGCCGTCGAACACGCAGTTGAATACTAGATTCATTTCCCCGTCGTTGATAACGCGATGAAATGCTCCGTCGGGTATTAGTATAACATCTCCCGGGACAACTCTAAACCTCTCTTCGTCCACAATCATCATGCCGGTACCTTGTACAAAGAAGTAGACTTCTTCCTGACCTACGTGGTTGTGACCCCGGGTAGACTGCCCCCGGTACAAACAGGTGCTCGAGAGAACAAGATTCTTAAGAGTTTTGTTGTCTTTGAGCAAATAAACTTCATTATCCTTGACGATTTCGCCGCCAATGTCATGACTAGTATACTTGATATTCATTTTACCATGCCTTTGAAAAATCCACTACTTCGCTGACTCTGCTGATTTCCTTGACGCAGAAAACACACAAACTTTCTTTAGTTCCAGACTCTAGGGGGATGGCCAACATCTGCCCGGGTTTGAGTTTGGGGAAATACCATTTAACATCTTGATAGATGTCCACAATGTCTATAGGAAAGAAGTCGGGTCTGAAGCTACTCAAGGGATTAAACGCAAATGCGCTAAAGCCGCGATCATTGATTGATGTCAATGGTACAACTTCTAGGTCTCCGAGGTCCTTTTCCCCAATTAAGATTTGCCAGTCCACGGGCATCTTAATAGTGTGCTCGCCGATCTTTAAGACCAGAGCAGGGCTGTTAAAGCTTTCCAAGAAGATCAAGGGAATGTAAAAATAGTCCGGCTCTTTGGGGTTGCTGTTATCTAAGACACAGAAACGCATGTCCTCCACTTCGTCGGGAATCTCATTCATTTCGTAGGCTGTGTTATCTAGGGTTAATATTCTCATTTCCAATTTACTTTCTGTATGGTGAACGGGTACTTGGCCTCGTTATAAAATGCTTTGCGTCTAGTAAGGTGCCGCTTGGCAAACTTACAGGTGCTGGTTACGTCCCAAATCTGCACAAAGTCCTTGTCTTCGGCCTTACGTATTCCACGCCCGATACTTTGAATAACACGCACAAAGCTCTTGCCGGGCTCTAGTAGAACCAAGTTAAAAATGCGTGGTATGTTAATGCCCACAGCCGCTACACCATAGGTGGCAATAAAGACCTTGTTAGTGGCTGTGGCAAACTCATCGTATTCTTCTTTGCGATCTGCGGCCTTGGTTGCTCCAGATACAAAAGCTACATCAGGCTTTTCGCTTAGTAAGCTGAACAGGGTGCTGAGTTCTACTTGTAGCATTTTGCCGGACTCAATACGGTCAACAAGTATCAGGGTGTTGCCTCCATCCTTGATACGATCTATTTGTTTGGCCAGGGCCTGCATACGTTCGGCGTTGGTGGTCAGATACTTTAGCTCGCTTTGGTAGTCCTTGTACTCTACATGGTCCACCATTTGCAAGATGTTTACATGGCAGTTGGCCAGGTGTCCTGCTTCTTGTAGTTCCGCGGCACTTAGTCGTCCTACCACATCGCCCAGGCTACACTTAAGAGCCATAAACTCAAAGTCCTCTTTGGGTATTGTGCCAGTGAGTCCCCAACGAATAGGAATGTGCGAGAACACTCCTGTGAGCAAGGTCTTTAGGGCATCTGCCTTGGCCATGTGTACTTCGTCTACCATTACGCAGACTACATCTTCAATGAACTCGCCAATGGTGCAATCAGCGGTGCCTGCCTGTGTTTCTTTGAGTAGGTTGTTTAGGCTTTGCCAAGTACAAATGGTGTGCTGTCGGCCCCACTCCTTGCGGTCGCCAAAATAAACACCCACATCCAAGCCCAGGTTAATGTAGTCTGCTTCTGTCTGCGTAACCAAGCTCTTGTTGGGCACAATAACAATACTGCGACCATACTGCTCTACGCTGTAGCTCAAGGCCGCAGTCATCAATGTCTTACCTGCACCAGTGGCCACTTCTTGTATGCTCTGCGGATTGGCTAGAAAGTTGTTGATGATCTCAAGTTGATAGTCTCTGATCTCCACAGGTTGTCCTGCTTTGGGATGACCCTTAGGCCAGGCACAATGTGCAAAGGTATCTTCCTTGATAGGTGTAAAGTCAAAGTTGGTTCGGTAGTTGCGTGTATCTTCGATTTCTACATCGTAGCCCTGCTCTACTAGATAAGGAATAATCTCGGGTAAGAGATTAATGTAGGTACTGCCACCTAGCTGGAAGAAAGCAATCTTTCCATCCCACCGTCCAAGTCTGACCGCAGGCATATATCGTGCTCGCGGATCTACAAACTTAAATTTGTTGGATAGAGTTTTGCGATCGCCTAGGTCAAGTCCTTCTATCTTTACGTTGACTTCATCTTTGATTATTAGTCTAGCTGACAATCTCTTTAGCCTCTTGTTTGTATACAGTAGGTGTGTAGTACACAACCTTTTCGGCTAACTGTAGAATAGCCTGTTTTTCTGCTCCGTAAAGCATAGCGTTGGTGCTGACAAAAATAGGAATGGCATGCGGCCAACTGCGCTTTAACTTGCTAAAGTATACACACTTTACACCTGCCATGTCAACCTTGTCGGCTCGTGTTGCCGTTCCAACTTTGACTATCTCTGTGTCGCCAAAACGCCTTTCTGCACACTTGAGCAATCTGTCACTTAGATCAGGTTCGTACAAACAAATGGGCCAACGTCCGGTTAGATCAGCATATTTGACCAAGCGGTCCAGCAACTCATCTTCGCCTTGATCTTGGTCTACTCGCTTGACGTGGGATTCCTTGTGCTCAACTAGTCCAGCTACCACAGGATCAAATCCTCGACGAACGGCTTCTAGTATATCTGTATTTACTGAATATCCTAGCACAGCCGAGTAGTCCACCAAACGTACAAGATTGGTGTAGCTTAGTTCACCTACATGTTCAGCAACATAGTCCAAAAGACTATCTTCAGCATTGGTAATAGTAATGTTGTTGTCGCTGTCTAAGGTTAATTCTATCTTGTAGCCTTGACTTTCGCAGTCCAGGATCTTTTCCATTAAGCGATCAATCTCAGGATCGACGGTAAATTGATTTGCTTGCCCAAATGCCTTAACCCAATTAACGTTGTATTCAGTTAAGGCTAGCCTCCAGACCTTGCGCTCTATGTCAAACATAAACATACCACGACTTTCCTTGCTGGCCTTGGTAATCTCGGGCACAAGAACTTTGTCGTAGGGGAATCGTAATATGATCATGCCGTTTTCAATTTGAGCACTACGAGTTCTATCTACGATTCGAATAGGCAGTCTGAACTTAACGTTATCCAGCACCGGAGCAACATCTATGCCAAGATTGTATAACTGCTTGCGATACTTTTCAACTAGCTTTGTCTGTCTGTTAGACTAGTTCCGCTGTCAGTTTGGTTAGCAAAACTACTGGCAATGTTTACATCGTATCTGGCCAAGCTGACCGTAGGGTGAGGACTTTTTCCTAGAAAGGGTATGCGCTTTCCAGTTATGTCTTTGAGCCCACCGATAATTTCGATATAATCTTCAATGTATGGAAACGATAGCTTAGTCATAGGACAAGTATACAGGAGTACAAAACAAAAGTCAAAAAAAGACCCACCGAAGTGGGTCGTAACAACTGCGGCTAAAAAGGAGCTAGACAGGTGCCGCAGTCGGTAATCTATTTACTAGGTCAATGCTGGAGGGAAAATATTTCCTTTATTCCTGCTTCAAGCAGACAAAGCGAGTATTCTTGGTTGTGCTTTTGGTAAGAGCTTCGCTGGCCTTACCAGCGGCCTGACATGCGACTTCGGTTTTGAAACCGGGCACCGTTGTCAAAGCCATGCTATCTTTGTCCGAAAGCATACCAGCATGAACGAAAAGAACTAAAATCCAACTCATAATAACTCCTTATTTGACTAACTTATCAACTTCGTTTTCTGTACGGTCTGCTAGTATAGCAAACGTCCGGCGCTTTTCCAATCTTTCCTTTGCAAAACGTTGACGCTCACGTTCCTTGTCCTCGTACTTCTTACGCTTCTTTTCGTCAGTCATACGTAGCATAGCATCGTATTGTTGAGCACGAGCCCAACCGTTTAGGAACACTTCA